AGGTCGTCTGCGTCCAATACTTCACAAATATTAGGAAGAGAGACTAGCTCATTTAAATTAAGTTCGGTATTTAGTTTCATTAATATCCTGTAACAGCGTTTCGTCCAGCGTGGTCATATCCGTACTCGTGTAGGGCAACCCTGTATTCTTCTTCGTCGACTTCACTTTGAGTAGCAGCTACTTGCATTTGATTTAAGAGTAAACCGATGTAGGCCCAAGCATCCACCTGGTCATCATGTCTATCCCTAGGGAAACGCAACAACTCATCTTCAAAAGTTTGATACCAATCAGCAGACATGTCAAATTTGACGGCTCCTGCTCTCATACGAGCTTGCATTGACCTTGCACGACTCAACTTATCACCAGAAGGCTTGAGCAACACTATGTTGATAAATGTGTCTTGCTTCATCATTGCTTCGTTCAAGTACGGTCCGATAGACTTCTGGATTGTACCTGCTTCGATTCCAAACAACTCAGGGTTGTACGTTCGCTGGAGGGCAAGAATGGTTTCTACTATCTGCATTGCATCCATCCTATCACGGACGACGTGCACGCACTGCAACTGCTGATTCTCATCCATCCCTGCCACAGCAAAAACACTGTAATCACTATGCTGCCTTTGACTAATCGCTAAGTCGCATGCAATATAGTAATTTAAATTCTTTAATCTATCTTCTTCTTTTAGAGGAGCAAAGTCACTCTTTTTAAAGAATCCGTTAGCGTCATCAAGAGGTACGTTTAACATCTCTTGAGAATATACGTCAGCCAATCCTTGTGCTACGTATTGAGCTTTACGCTCTTCTAATGCTTTTTTGTTCCATCTATCAGGCCATAGAATCTGACTAAAGTCATCTGTATGGGCACGATACTTAATGGATAACCAAGAAGTTTTATAATGGGTATACTGCTTTAAATCGTCAGTAATTAAGTTCTTTAATGCTTTAGTGCCTAGTGAGGCTAATTGAGACTCAGGCATCAACCTTTCAAGAAGGGAGTCTAAGTGCAAAATAGTACCGACTATGCGAATCTTTCCTGTAACTGACAGGGCAGGGATAAGAGCTGAGTAGAACCATCTACGAAGCTTCTCACGTCTATCCTTGTTTAGAACCTGTTCATCAGATTCCATATCGTCACAGATAATTAAGTCTGGACGTTTGTTTAACCATTTAAGACCACGAAGCTTTTGTTCTGAGCCTTTTGCTTGGATACGAAAGGACGTACCATCAGCGAATACACCAATTATATCATCTTCGGTTTGTTTTGTCAACTCAATGTTGCCAAATAAACCATGTATGTCTTCATTGTCCCTGAGTTCTTTGATGATATCACCTAAGAACAAACCAGCTTGACTAAAGCTGTCTGAGACAATCAAAACATACTTAGACCGACGAAATAGTACTTCTGCAAGACAATAGGTATAAGTAACAGCAGTGCTTTTACCATGACCACGAGGAGCAGCAATAGCCACAAACTTGTCTTTAGAGCAACATAAGTCCCATAACTCTCGATGGAACTCTGGGGTTTGAGTTGCTGAGTCAAAGTTTTTAACCAAGCAAGCGTTACTAAAACCCTCAATAACTTCACTAGACAACTCCATTAGACTTCATTCTCAATCACCAACGGCTTAGGGGTGATATCCTTTTCTTTAGGTTTAGCGAACTGTTTGAACTGTTCAGCCAACTGTTGCAACCTAGCATCGACAGTTTTTTCAATCTGTTCTTGCACTGGCTTAGTCTCTATGATGTCTTTACGTTCTAACATATCGTTAGCAACTTTAGCTGCATCTTTCATCGACACAGGGACACGAATCAGCTCAGATGTCTTAGGGTCATATTGATAGTTACCTTTTTCAAGTCTATCTTCTGTAACGTCCAAAGCTCTAGACACAATCTTGTTTAAACGAGCATTGAGTTTAAGGTTGTCTTCAGCCTTGAGGTCGTCGACCATCTTCTTAAACCACTCGGTATATCTCCAGCGATTAAATGTCGCTAGTGGGATATCTAGTGCAGCAGCAGTCTGAGCACCATTACCGATAGCTAGGAACGTAGTTGCAGCTTCAAGCTTTTGACTATCTGACCACCACTTACCTTCTGCTTTAAGTTCTCGCTTCTTTCTTCGTGTCATACATTCCTCTACTCTTTGCGGTATTGTAACATACTTTGTTTAAAAAGTCAAGCGTTATTTTAATGACTCATAAAAGAAGCTTTAAGGTACTTAAGGACTCATTTATAATACATAATGTAACTCATTGTTTACAAGTACCTACGTTTTGTATACTATGAGATACAAAAGCCCAACCTATAGGGGACAACACAAAAGACTTGACAAAAACAGAAAGTAGTGTTATAATATCTATATAGATACAGAGAAGTTTACAATGTAGTATCTTTTTAGTAACAATATAGTAAGTTTTTAATATAGTAATAAAAACTATTAACTACATAGAGCTAAAGAGCACAACTTAGAGCTATAGAGCACACTATAGTACATGTTACACTTCTTTTCTTTTAATGTCTACTCCGTCCTGGAGAGCACGACCTAGAACTACCTTGGTCCGACACTACCCCTTGTTTTAAAAGTTATGCCAGCGTTAAAAATAGCGTTATATATATAATAATAATAATTCTTTTTACCCTCCCCCGCCCCTGTATCTCTAGGGAGAATCCTCCCCAGCTCACCCCAGCCCTCCCCAGCCCTAACTAGAGCCGTCATGTTGTTTTATGTCGCATCTGTGCAAGGCTATGCAGACTCTAAGCAAAACTATTAAGACCTGAAAAAGGGGACAGAGTCATTTTGGGGTGCGAAGTAGCTCCACATTATTATTCAAAGACTTAGCACTCTCAAGCCCTTCTCAGACTTATATCAATATTGAGTAGCTATTCCCATCACTTATAACTAAATGTTATTAAGTATTCCCCTGAGTTTTGGCGTTCTCAATCGTCTTTATAGTAAGCCCTCACAAAAGAGCTTTTCATTTGTCTTATAGTAAAGAAACACCCTTACAAAATTTTATGGAACTAATAACACTATTATGAATACAACAGACAACACCCCAGCAATTACCCTAGAACAACGAGAAGCTATGAGATTGCACAGGGCTTATATTATGATTGGCGAAATGTTCGAGGACATTACCAGCAATAAAGCCCTAGTAATGGCTCAGGCTATTCTTAATGCAATAGACGAAAACAAGGTAAAACACTAATCTTTCTCACATTATGAAACGAAAACAGGCAAAACCTAGGGTTTTTACTTATTTTTTATGTAGCTTTTTCAGTTAAATTTGAGTCATAGATTGATTTTAAAAATTTTTATACAAACAAAGATTATGAGAACATACACAGAACTAAAAGCAGAAATGAAGATTCGTAAAGAGTTAGGACTGCCACGCTTAGAACTGACACCGCAAGAGAAGGCTAGGGCTTTCGGTGATACAGAATGGGCTAGTTCTAATGCTAATAATAGAATGGAACTAATGGTTCAAAGATTTAAACAGGGTTTAAAGCTGTCCAAGAGTGATACAAAAGAAGTTAAACAATATTTGAAAGGGTTATAAAATGAAGAACTGGCAAGCGTTACTACTTACAATCATTCTCTTTATCGTTGCCCAGCTCGTTTGGGGCTTTTATAAATAGCAGTAGAAATACAACTTGAAACACTAACCACAAGATAGGAATAGAACAACATCATGGTACAAACAATTAACCTTTACGACTTCCGCCAAGCCTTTCACAACATGGGCAGAGGCGAGCAATTCTCTTATGAAGCTCTAGAGCTTATTTTTAATCATTACGAGCAATACGAGCAAGACACAGGCGAACCGATGGAGCTTGATGTCATAGCAACTTGTTGCGACCTTTCAGAAATGACTTATAAAGAGGTAGCCGACTATTACGCAATAGGCGAAGGCGAGGATTTAAACCCCGAAGACATCCCCCAAGCCGTAATCGACTATTTAAACGACCAGACTACTATCGTAGGCGAAACAGATACAACAATAGTATTTTTTAACTTTTAAGGAGCTTTTATGAAACTTAAACAACTAGGCAGCAATCAGACCGAATTAGTCCTAAACGATGGCACACAAGTCTTATTTAGTTATGAAACTCCAGTAGCTTGTTGGATTGATGGGCAGTTTTATAGAACCGATAAACAATGGAGTCAGACAACTTCAAGACATATCAACAAATGGGCACATTTACCAGTCCGCAAGCCTCAATCTTTCTTTGATGTCTTAGCCTTGAGAGGGTCAGCAGAATGAAAACTTATCGAATAGTTACACGGCAATACACTTATTTAGTCGCTAACGTCAAGGCTAACTCTGAGGAGGAAGCGAAGAGAATCGCTTTAGAATCTGACGCTTTAGACTGGGACTGGTGCGACTACGGAAATGCAGAGATTGAAAACGTAGAACTAGAAAGCGTAGAGGAGGAAGCATGAGTAACGATATATTGACACTATCACAGGAAATTTACTTTGACCTGTGCGACCTGTTGGACAATAACGAATTAGCGGAGAAAATTGAGGGTTTTTATGAGTTTGAACACCTAAGAGATTTTATCCATGAGCAAAAACAGAAAATATCACAGATTGAAAGATATTTAGATAAGGAGCAAGCATGAAACACATTATAGAAATTGATTTAAAAGAGGGGCAGAGCGTCCCACGTGCGGAGGATATAGCTAGGCTCACCGACCCCGATTGGCACGCTGATTGGTGGCATATAGACGATGTGCAGAGCTGTTACAACTCAGAGGAAGACCCCGAAGAGCTAAACCTGACAGATGAGGAAGCGAGAGAGGTTCTCCGCTTAGCTGAAAAATACCATAATGCAGAGAATGGGCTTAACTGGGAAGTGCTCTTCGCATGGGTTGAGCATGTCAAACAATTACGCAAGGAGACAGCATGAACATCACACTAACACTAGAGCAATATGACAAATTACGCAGGCTCTCAAACTTTGCCGATTGGTATCTAGATGACCAAGAGCCAAGTGGCGAACAATACGAAAGCGACAAGGAAGAAGCATTACAGGCTCAGGAAGTTATCCAAGATATCGACGCAAGGATTTCACAGGAATACACCACACCAAAATTCGAACCAGCTCAGGAGGAATTATGAGAACCTTTAAAATTGTTATGGAAATATCCGTAAAAGATAAATCATTGAATTATGATGATTGGATTTATAGAGCCATTGAGGAACAGCTAGAACCTAAAGAGCAGATTCTTGAATATGATATTGAGGAGGTCTTAGAATGAGTCCGATTGGTGCTTACGCATGTATATATTTCAAAGATGACGGGCAAGAGGTTGACGGCTACTATATATCGTTTGGCACATATAGAGACGATGACGAGCACGAGGAAGGCGAAATCTTTGATAATTTCGGGGTGGCTGATAGTCGCATATTCTACTACGCACCCGAAGGAGAAGCCGAACTAGTGGAGTTAATGAAAGACACTCCCCACAATGATTTTAAAATCTTATCTTACGAACTGGAGTATTCATTATGATAGACTTTCACAATACAATTAAGACTGACGCACGCTGGGAAGTGGTGCTAGACTATGAGAATGTGTGGCACGATGGCGACCAGCCACAGACCTACGCAAGCGAGGAAGAAGCATGGCAGGCAATAGACGAGTATTTTAAAGATTGCGAAGAAGCGGTAAAAGAAGGCTTTATGATTGATGTAGACTATGACCTTAACTTTAGAGTGAGACAAATCAAATGAAACATGATATATTTTTTAATACTAAAGATTTACTCATCGAATGGCTTGATGAGAACTTCCCTGATGCTCGTCTTACGCATGTAGAAGCTGATGGGGCAAAATACGACGCTGGAGGCTGTTTGTTAGAAGTGAAGGGCTTACATCTTATTATTGATTTAAACGGCTCAGGAGGGCTTTAAAATGGGTAATTTTGCAGAAGATAGATATTACGAAGCACCATACGATGACGGCTACCCCGATGACTGGGACTGGAAGGTAGAGCAATATGCTTTCGAGATGCTAAACGATGAGTATAACTATCGTGAGCCTCATAACTGGTATGAGGGCTTATCTGAGTGTGGCTATGATGAGTCAGAATATCCTACTCCCTCGCACGCACCTGTGGAGGTTATCGAGAAGGTGTCTGTCTATTGGTACGATATTGCTTTCGCTAAAGCTACGGAGTATTATGAGGAAAATCCTGATGCCGATTAGACCTGTTACGCCTGTAATACCTATACCTTATCAACTACCAAGGAGAAAAGAAAATGACCAACGCACAAGCAGAGATGACAAGCGGAGAAGCTCAAGTAATGTGGGAGGAGTATTGTTATCACAATGCCTTATGTGATATAGTAGAGATGATGGAGCGTCATGGTGAAGGCAAAGTCATCATGGATATTTTAAGCATGTATCGTGAATCAGAAAGAATCAAAAATGGTTGAGAACCTTATACGCAAGGCTAGAGCTTACGCAGAGAAAGATGACTACGTAGTCACACGCACGTTGATTATGCAGCTATGCGATGCCTTAGAAGCTCAGGAAGACACTCGTTCGCATTTGTTTGCTAAGATGCTTAACGATAGTCAAAACTTTGTAGATGCAGAGCGTTATCGCTGGTTGCGTGACGGCTCATGGGACGTGCCTCAAGATGTCATAGCACCTGCTATCGTGCTCTGTGATGGAAAGATGTCTACGCACGTGTGGCTGACTGGCGACCATGTAGATAAATCCGTAGACGCATGGATGTCTAAAGACTTTAAAAAGAAAGAGAAACTATGAGCAAGATTACAGTAGACCTCGACATCGGTATCTGGATGAATGAGAAAGGGCAAATTCAACTCTTCATGGGAGATGACCCTAAACCACTAGAGATGATTCCTTTGATTGACCTAGTACGCATGCAGGTTGATTCTCATAAGGTTAGGCATGACCATCCATTAGACTGGGACGATGTTAAGAAAATGAATAAACTTAAAAAGGCTTTGATGCAGTGCACTGCACTACTTACGCAAGAGATTGTGAATGCTAAGTAAATACTGGGTCATGGATGAGGACGGCATCGCCTTTAGATGGTTTTATACTAAGGCTGAAGCTCTCGCATTCGTTGGCACTAACGCATGGACTATCGAGCTACGCAAAGCACCTAAATTTGAATTTGAGGAGGCACTATTTTGAACAGAGAAGACATTCTATTGGTTATTTTTGCCGTATCTTCTGTCATTGATACTGCTATCAATATCTATAAAGAGTTAATTAAATGATTTACACGTATCAACAGATTGCAGATGAGTTAGGTATATCCCATCAAGCAGTTTGGGAGATTGAAAAAAGAGCTTTACTGAAAATAAGAAACATTTTAATTAAAAGAAACATATTAAAGGAACATTTATTATGACTGACGCAGAATTAAAAGCATTACTTAATCGTGGCGGTATTGGCGAAACATTATATGAAGGTGAAATTGGAGAAACTAATATGCCTACATGGAGAAAATTAGCTAAAGAATTTCAGCAATATTATGAAGTATTTTATTTAACTCAATCTGATGCTAGAGGTTCATTTTTAGATGATAATGCCTGAAAAAGATAGAGCATCCACTTATTCGCCTCAAGAGATGGATTGTGAGTATGTTCCATGGGATTGTGACAACGTCTCAGGAGAGGCTCTAGGAGGCGATGACGATGAAGATGAGGGGTAGGTATCAAATGACTAATAAAACGGCTAAAAACAGCCTTAAAATCGATTTAAAAGGTAGTACGGAGACCCTATGAGATGTTATTGCTGTAATAATCTACTAACTGATTATGAATCAACGATTAAGTCAGTGAATACTAACGATTTTCTTGACATGTGTTTGAAATGTCTAAAAACAGTAAAAACAGACATACTATATAAAGACAGAATAGATTTACTAAGTAGTGAAGATATAGATGATATAGATTACTACTTAGATGATTTAAGTAACTTAGATGATTATTAAGTTATTATTATATTATTAAACTACATTATAAACTAAATAGAGAGAAAATGAGCAATTTAATAAAACATATTCCATGTCTTAAATGTGGTAGCTCAGACGGCAACGCTATCTACGATGATAATCACCAATATTGTTTTGTTTGTGGTCATCACATTAAAGGCGATGGAACAGAAAGTTATGATTCAACACCGAGAAAGAAAAACATGTTAGATATTAAAGGTCAAGTATTGTCGATTAGCGACAGAGGCATTACCAGAGATACTTGCCAATATTACGGAGTAACTCAAGACGAGACTACGCAGTATTATCCCTACGCAGATGCAGAAGGCATTATCGTAGCTACAAAAAATCGTAATGTAGAGCATAAGTCTTTTGGTATCTCAGGCGAGTGGAAGAACGCTGGATTGTTCGGTCAGCAGTTATTCGCTAAAGGTGGCAAAACAGTCACCATCCACGAAGGTGAGCTAGACGCATTAGCAGGTTTTCAGATGAGTGGTAGCAAGTACGCTAACGTGTCAGTACGCAACGGAGCACAAGCAGCTCTGAAGGACGTTAAAGCAGCTTACGAGTGGTTATCTTCCTTTGACAACATCTATATTTGCTTTGATGCTGACGAGCCAGGGGTCAAGGCGGCTAACGAGGTTGCTGAAATATTAGGCAGTAAGTGTAAAATCGTGAAGCATGTCTCAGGGTTTAAAGATGCTTGTGATTATCTTGCAGTAGGCAAAGGAGCAGAGTATGTCAAACAATGGTGGGCAGCAGAACAGTGGACACCTGATGGAATCATCGCAGGCTCTACGCTATGGGAAGAAGTTAATCGACCTGTGGAGAAATCGTCAGCACTCTACCCATGGGCAGGAGTCAATGACCTTACCTACGGTATTCGTCCAGCAGAACTTATCACAGTCACAGCAGGCTCAGGACTAGGAAAGTCTCAGTTCTTGCGTGAAGTCCTGTGGCACTTAATCAAAACAACAGACTCCAACATCGGCTTAATGTTTATGGAAGAGTCAGTACGTAAGACTGCTCGTGGCATTATGTCCTTACATCTAAACAAACCCTTACATTTACCTGATACACCTGTATCGCCTGAGGAGTTAAAGAATGCTTTTGATACAACACTTGGCACTGATAGGCTTTTCTTTTGGGATAACTTTGGCAGTACTGATATTGATAACGTGGTCAATCGTATTCGTTATTTCGCAAAAGCAGCAGACTGCAAGTACGTTTTTCTTGACCATATTTCTATGGTTGTTTCTGCTCAGTCTAATGGTGATGAGCGGAAGTCCATTGATGAATTGATGACTAAGCTACGCATGCTGGTGCAAGAGACTGGCATTAGTTTGATTGCTGTGTCGCACCTCAAGCGTCCTGAATCTAAAGGACATGAAGAAGGTGCTGCAACATCGCTGTCTCAGTTGCGTGGCTCTGGTTCTATTGCTCAGCTTAGCGACATCGTGATTGGCTTAGTACGTAATGCTCAGCACGAAGACCCTATCGAGCGTAACACGACACGAGTTAGTATCCTCAAGAATCGATTCAGTGGTTTAACCAGTCCTCATTGTGCTTCACTGCTTTACAACAAAGATACTGGTCGTATGTTAGAGATGACGGAGGAATTATAATGGAACTGTATAACTTAAAACGTGGTGATAAATTTATTATTGCTGATGAAGATGTAAAAGTACCAGTATCAGCACCAGTACCTGATAGGGCTGTAACGTATACCTACACACATGTTGATGGTATGTATGCACCTTGCGAAGGCAGCGATGGCGAGCGTTACTACTTTGCAGCTTGGACAGAAGTGGAGAAAGTATAAACATAATTAACATACAGTGTGTTAATGTATAAAAAAGTATGTTAAATAGATGATTTGTAAGAAAAAGTTAAGAAAGGTAGGAAAAAGTATGAACGCAAATGAACTAGCTGATGATATAGAAAATGGCATGTTTACTGATACCAACTACAACAAAAAGAAAGCAGCCAATTTTGTACGCCAGCAACAAGCTGAAATAGAGACGTTGAAAGCTCGTATTGAGTTCATGGTTGAAAACGCAAGCCATCACGAAGGCATCGCACACGCTGGAGGTTTTGAACAAGGGCACGAAATCGGTAGACAGTTAGGAATGAAACAGGAAAGAGCATTATGGGAATTAGCTGCATCGACACAAGAAATTGAGAAATGGAGTGAACACCAATGACACCAGCAATGCGTAATGAGAACGCTTCTCATGTAGACTTTGGTTTTCTGCGTGGGATGATTCCGAGCAATCCTTTCTTTATGCCAAGCAACATTGACATGATTGTGGAGCGTAAGGGTAAGTTTATCTTCGGTGAGTGGAAGCGTGAAGGTGAACAGATGAAGCTAGGGCAAAAGATTTTATTGAT